AATCGTGAAGAAGCAATTAAGCTAGGCTTAGTTGCTGCCAAGCCCATTTCTGAGCCTTCAGAAACACCGATCGGGGAGCCGAAGGCCCCCGAAGCACAGTGACTTACTTGATGTAACTGTGCTAGGTGACACCAAAGACCACAAGGAGAAGTTATGCTACGTAGAAAACCTGTAAATAAGAAGATGTCGGCTCGGCATTTTAAACACAACGTACGCCGTACAAAAGCCCCCAATATGCGTATGAACCCAATGCGTGGTGGTTGGAGGCTGTAATTGCCATGCTATCACCCGATAGCGGCATATCAAACAGTTGATGGTCAGGTTGTTTTTAGCGAAAGGCGATATTTCGACATCAGTCGATCGTTATCATTGCCTTGCGGTCAATGTGTTGGGTGTCGGTTAGAGCGTAGCCGTCAATGGGCTATGCGATGTTTACATGAAGCTAAGCTTCATGAGAAGAATTGTTTTATTACGTTAACGTATAACGACGTATCTTTACCAAAAGATCGATCGTTGCATTATCGTGATTTTCAATTGTTTATGAAAAGGTTACGCAAGAAATATGGCGCTAAGATTAGATTTTACATGTGCGGAGAATATGGTGAAAAGTTTGACAGACCTCATTTCCATGCCTGTATATTCGGATTTGATTTTCCAGATCGCGAGTACTGGAAACGAACGGGAAGTGGAAGTAAGCTTTTTAGATCCAAAGAACTTGAAAAGTTATGGGAGTATGGTTTTTCGTCTATTGGAGATGTAAATTTTGAATCAGCTGCTTATGTTGCCAGATATATTATGAAAAAGGTAACTGGACAAGGAAAGCATGATCAACATTATAAATTTACGGATTTAGAGACTGGAGAAGTATTAGAGAAGAAGTCCGAGTTTAATAAGATGTCATTGAAACCTGGTATAGGTTATGAATGGTTTAAGAAATATAAATCGGACGTTTATCCACATGATTATGTGGTAATAAACGGCCGAAAGGTTCGGCCACCTAAATATTACGACTTGAAGTATTCAAAAGAGTCCCCATTTGAATGGGAAGAAATTCAGTTTAAGCGTGAGCAGTTAGCAAAAGCGAATTTTGAAGATAACACGGATGATAGGCTGTTAGTTAAGGAAACGATTACTAAAGCCCGTGTAAATATGTTAAAACGTGAGTTAATTTAAGGAGTTAATATGATTTCAGTTATTGTTAGTGTAAGAGATACGGCAGCGGAAGCGTTTGGCCGTCCAATGTATTTGCAATCATTGGGTGTTGCTATTAGAAGTTTTACAGACGAAGTTAATAGGGAAGATAAGGATAACCAGTTGTTTAATCACCCAGACGATTTTGATTTATATGAGTTAGGTGTGTTTGATGATTCAACTGGTAAATATGAGATAAGGGATAACCCTAGTATTATTGTACGTGGTAAGGATGTAAAAATTAAGTAATTCTTAAGGAGATAGTATGTTTCGTAATCGCTCGGTAGATGTTCATCAGTTTGCTATGATTCCTAAAGCGGATATACCCCGCAGTAGGTTTAAAGCACAAAAGACTCATAAGACTACTTTTGATGCTGGATATTTAATTCCTGTGTATGTTGATGAAGTACTACCCGGCGATACGTTTAATTTAAAGATGACGGCATTTGCCCGTCTGGCTACGCCTTTATATCCAATCATGGATAACATGCATTTGGATAGTTTTTTCTTTTTTGTACCAAATCGTTTAATTTGGAACAATTGGCAGAAGTTTATGGGAGAGCAAGAAGATCCAGGCGATTCAATTTCATATACTGTGCCACAGATTGTAAGTCCAGCAGGCGGTTTCCCGACTGGTGGTTTGTATGATTACATGGGGTTACCTACTGTTGGTCAAGTAGGGGCAGGAAACACTGTTACTGTTTGTGCATTTTGGCCACGTGCTTATAATTTGATTTATAACGAGTGGTTTAGAGATCAGAATATGCAGAATTCTGTGACCGTCCATAAGAATGACGGCCCAGATACATATACTGATTATTCGTTAGTTCGTCGTGGTAAACGACATGATTATTTTACTAGTTCATTACCTTGGCCTCAAAAAGGCAACGCAGTTGTATTGCCGTTAGGTACATCTGCACCAGTTAAATATGGAACAAATATTTATGCTGGTACTAATTTTGATGGAAAATTTGTAGTTGGCGATGGTACGACTACTGGCAATAATATGGCTTATGGTAATACGGCTAATACGTATACCGGTGCTATGAACAATGCTAGTAATTTGTATGCTGATTTGTCTGCAGCAACAGCTGCAACAGTTAATCAGTTGCGTCAATCATTTCAGATTCAAAAACTTTTGGAAAGGGATGCACGTGGAGGTACACGTTATACTGAAATTATTCGCTCTCATTTTGGAGTTATTAGTCCAGACGCTCGTTTGCAGCGTCCTGAGTATCTTGGTGGCGGTTCCACTGTTGTTAATATCAATCCTATTGCCCAGACAAGTGCGACCAATCTTTCTGGAGGTTCTACAGTTTTGGGTAATCTTGCGGCTATGGGCACGTCACTCGCAAGTGGTCATGGCTTTACGCAAAGCTTTGTAGAGCATGGTGTTATTATTGGTTTAGTGTCGGTACGTGCTGATTTAACATATCAGCAAGGTTTGCCACGTATGTGGAGTAGATCGACACGTTATGATTTTTATTTCCCTGCTTTTGCCACATTAGGTGAGCAAGCAGTGTTGAATAAAGAGATTTATGCGACTGGCGCATCGACAGACAACGATGTGTTTGGATATCAAGAACGTTGGGCTGAGTATCGTTATAAGCCATCGCAGATTACTGGTTTGTTTAGAAGTACCACAAGTGGTACGTTAGATGCTTGGCATTTGGCTCAGAAGTTTACGGCGTTGCCAACATTGAATAATACGTTTATACAAGAAAACCCCCCAGTTTCACGTGTGGTAGCTGTGGGGGCTGCTGCCAATGGTCAGCAGTTCCTATTTGATTCATTTTTTGATATTACGATGGCAAGGCCAATGCCAATGTATAGTGTTCCTGGCTTAATAGATCATTTTTAATATGGGTCTATTTAGCGGAGTTATTGAGTCAGTTGGTAAGGCTTTAAGTGCACCAAGTGTTGTACCCGCCTTTATTGGCGGTGGTGCAAGCCTTTTGGGCGGTATATTGACTAATCAAGCACAAGCTGAGCAGGCTGCGTCTGCTCAAGCTTTTAGTGCGCAACAGTCCCAACAACAAATGGATTTTCAGGAGCGTATGAGGGCTAGTCAGTACCAAACTACGGTGAAAGATTTAGCGGCTGCTGGGCTTAATCCCATGCTAGCCTATACACAAGGTGGTGCTGGTACGCCGTCCGGAAGTGCGGCAGTTGGTCAACAAGCGACGTTAAGAAATCCTGCAGAAGCGTTAGCGTCAAGCGCAGCGCAATTAGGTAATATAAAGGCTGATTTAGAGTTAAAGCACGCCAATACGGTGGAATCGTATGAGCGTGCAGATATGTATAGTGCAGATACAAAGTTAAAGTTGTTAGAGGCTCCGAATGTATCTCAAAGATTGAAAAATCTTATTTCGGAGGAATTGTTAAATGACGCTCGTAGAACCGCTACTAATGCGGAAGAAGCCGTAAGGCGTGTAGACGAGCAAATAAAGCGATTGGGTGATTTGCCAGAGGCTAAATCAAAGGGGTCTTATTATGAAAAAGCCCCATATAACCCATTTGCGTTACGAGATTTATCTCAGGCAGGAGCGTCAGCTGCCGGTATTGCACGTAATGTGAGTAATATGTTTAGACCTAATGTCGGGAAGCAACCGATGCCTTCCCGTGGAAGATAGTATGAAAGATAAAAAAGTTCCTTTTTTACGTACACCATATAACTATGATGTAGATAAAGTATCTGATGAGACTGGTCTTGCTTGTCAAGACCCGAGTTTGGCTCAGCAGAATTTTAAGGATGAGTCGGACATAAATTATATTGTCCGTCAGTTTGGTTTGACTGGCGAGTTGCCAGGACAAACAATAAGTCCCCAATATGGGGATTTTACAGGGGTATTAGATTATCATTCGGCGGTTAACGCCGTTTTGGCTGCGCAAGACGAGTTCATGGATTTGCCAGCCCAGATGCGGAGTCGGTTTGAAAACGACCCCGCTAAGTTAATCGATTTCCTCAGTAATGAGGAGAATCGTGAAGAAGCAATTAAGCTAGGCTTAGTTGCTGCCAAGCCCATTTCTGAGC